AAGAGAACCTGTTGCGAAGAAGTCTAATGCTCCGGCACCGATTAACCCGTTGAAAGCCGGCGGTAGTCCAAGCGATATTTCGCTAGACTCCGACCGTAAATTTCACGGCACCTATCAGCAATGGAAGTCTGCTAGGACCGCAGGGAAGATTCGATGACGGGTAACTTTAAAATTAATTTGGAGAATTACCATGGCAAATAACTTGCTAACCATCTCGATGATCACCAACGAAGCGTTGATGGTATTAGAGAATGAACTGACCTTTACGGGTCGGGTTGATCGTAATTACGATGACCAGTTTGCGGTAGTTGGTGCAAAGATTGGTAACACAGTCAATGTACGCCGCCCAGGTCGTTTCGTAGGTACATCTGGCCCTGCATTAAATGTTGAGGACTTTAACGAGACCTCAGTACCCGTTGTACTTGAAGAACAATTCCATGTGGATACACAGTTTACAACTCAAGATTTGAGCCTATCGTTAGATATGTTCTCAGACCGTGTTTTGAAACCTGCGATTGCAGCCATAGCCAATAAAATTGACTTTGACGGCACCACAATGGCCGTATTAAACACCGCAAACACCGTTGGTACAGCAGGAACCGTACCAAGCGACATCGCTACATTCTTAACCGCCCAGGCTTTCTTAGATGGCGAGGGAACTCCCCGCGATGGTAAGCGTTGCTGCGTATTAGACCCATTTACTGGAGCCTCAATTGTTGGCTCTTTAAAAGGTCTATTTAACCCAAATGGCATTATTTCTGCGCAGTATGAAAAAGGTTTAATGGGTAAAGACACCATTGGAATGAACTGGTATATGGACCAAAACATCGTGTCCCATACTTATGGTTCTTATTCAACGGCTACAATGACCGCCAATACCGCGACCTTTACGGGCTCGTTAACTACTGGCTGGGCATCGACCTCAACCATTACCATTTCAGCAGTTACCGCAAATGCTGTACTAAACGCAGGCGATACAATTCAAATCGCGGGCGTATTTGCAGTAAACCCACAAAACCGCCAGCCTTACGGTGGCAATGTGTTGCGTAGCTTTGTAGTCACAACTGCGGTTACGATAACTGGCGGTGGTTCAGCCTCTGTGATTGTTTCCCCAGCGATTATTACTGCTGGTCAATTCCAAAATGTGAAGGTATCTAGCACATCAGCTACCGCTGCCGTTACACCGTTTAACAAAACTGGTGTAGTTAGCCCACAAAACTTGGTATTCCATCGCAATGCGTTTACCTTGGCTACTGCTGACTTAGAACTGCCTGACGGCGTGCATTTTGCCGGTCGTGCAAGTGATAAGGAAAATGGACTGTCGATTCGTGTAGTGCGTCAATATACCATTAACGAAAATGCAAATGATGAGTCATTTGCTTTGGTGGCCTAGTAAGGTAACTTATTATGGAAAAATTTTCTCTGATTGACTTGGAAATCTCGAAGGAGATGACAGGGCGCAAGCAAGCTATGGCTGTGCAGCGTGAACGACTAAGTGAGAAAACTTCCTGCAAAGGAAGATGCGATAGTCTGAACAGCGATATAACAAAAGAAGTCGCTGAGTTTGAGTCGAAGAACTTGAGCCGCCTGAAAAGGTCAGTAAGCCAAAAGCTGAAAGTAACAGAATGCAATAATGACAGCATTCCTACCCGTTTAGATGTCTTATACGGCTGGGCTCCGCTTTACCCTGAACTCGCCTGCCGCGTAGCAGCTTAATAGAAAAGGAACATATCATGTCTAATCCAGGACCAGCAAGTACCCAATCAGACAATTTTCTGTTTACCGGCGATTCAACAGACGGCGTGCAAATCGCCGGTGCCGCAGCAGACAAATTGGCTTTTCATGGCTCAACACCTGTTATTCAGGCAGCTGCAATTACAAACCTTGGCAATGCTGCCACTGGTACGGAAATTGCAACCGCTGTGAATGCAGTTTTAGTTGCGTTGCGTAATAAAGGACTTATTGCGACTTAATCCCGCATGAGACCTGAAAAGGCCATTCTCCAAAAGAGGTGGCCTTTTTTACATTTTTATGGCTTAAAAACCTAAAAACATAGGATAATTTAAACATCTCTATCACGAGGATAATCATGGACTCTTTAAAGATTCTTTCCCCAACTTTTCGGTTGGACCTTACTACATCTGCATCATCTGCTTTGCAGTTAATCACTAACACGCCAACCCGCGCATTTCGCGTAGCGTTGCTAAATACAGGAACTGGTACTGCAGCAATTACTTTTGGCACAACCTCTACCAATATGGCAACACCTGCCATTGCGACCACTGGTGGCAGCGGAGCATATGTTTTGGCTCCTGGCATGTTTTTGCCAGTTATTATTGATTGCGGCGCGCCCGATGTATTTATTAAAGCCATTTCGTCAGGAACAAACTCGCTCTATTTGACACTAGTGGCTAACGAATAAGGGATTTACCATGTCCAATACCACCGCAAAGACTATAACAACCAATATAGTGCCGGTTCAAGGGACTTTTGAGCCCTTGCCACCGTTTGATTGCATTAGTCTAATCGGACCTGCGGGTAATTCGTTTTATGCCCCAATTAGTCCTAATTTAGATGGCGTAAACATCACCAACAGTACGATAAACAGTACAACTATTGGCGTTACAACACCGTCCTCGGGCGCGTTTACAACCGCAAGCGCTACATCACAGCCAATTGGTAACAGCGATTTAACGACAAAACTCTATGTAGACTCGTTGTTGTTAGGTATATCGTGGAAAGAGCCGGTACTAGCAGCAACCACCGTAAACATTACTTTGTCTGGTGCGCAAACCATTGATACGGTTAGCATCGTAGCTGGTGATAGAGTCTTAGTTAAAGACCAAACCAATCAAGCCGAAAACGGCATTTACGATGCAGCCGTGGGTGCATGGAGCCGGTCACCCGATGCAGATTTATACGATGAACTAATCTCAGCCCTTGTTTTTGTTATAGAAGGCGGTCAGGCTGGTGCGGCGTTTTATTGCCCAATACAACCAGGCGGTACTTTAGGTGTCACCGCGATTACATGGAACCCTTTTTCTGTCGGTGGCGTTTACTTTGCTGGCACAGGCCTTAACTTGTCTGGCGGCGATACATTTAACATTACCAGTACTGGAGTTACGGCAGCAACCTATGGTTCAGCAAGTACGGTTCCAACAATCATCGTTAACGCCCAAGGCCAAATTACTAGCGCAAGCAATACCAGCATTGCAATAGATGCCGCAGCCATTACCTCTGGGACGATTGATTCATCAAGAATTTCAGGATCGTATACCGGCATTACCGCAGTTGGAACCTTATCTGCTTTATCCGTTAGCAGCACAATTACTGGCTCAATTAGTGGTAACGCAGCAACTGCAACCACTGCTACAACTGCGACAACGGCTACTACAGCAACTAATATTGCAGGTGGTGCAGCCAACTCTATTCCTTACCAGAGCGGCGCAAGTACAACGATATTCTTGGCTGCTGGGACTAACGGCCAGGTGCTAACAATAGCTGGTGGAGTACCCACATACGCAACACCCTCTGGAGGCGTAACCTCAGTCGGTACCGCGGGAACTGTCAACGGACTAACCTTAACAGGTGGTCCAATTACCGGCTCTGGAACAATTACCTTGGGTGGCACGCTAGACTTATCCTCGCCCCCAACTATTGGTAATACAACGCCAAACACAGGTAGATTTACCTCTTTAACGGTAGACGATAACTCAACATTAGGCAGCAGCAATGCCGACACAGTTACTTTTAATGCTCGCAGTAATTCAGAATTTACTCCAGCGACAGACAATGCTTTTGATTTAGGTAGAACAGGCCACGAATGGCGGGATTTATTTATTACAGGAACTGCCAATATTGACAGTTTAATTGCCGATACAGCCGACATTAATGCGGGAACTATCGACAATACCTTAATTGGCGCGACAACCGCAGCGGCAGCCAAAGTTACAACCATTGACATCTCTAGCACCCTGGCTCTTGCCGGATCAACTGGAACCTCAGGCTATGTTTTAACATCCAATGGCGCATCTGCTCCAACCTGGCAGGTCAATGCTAACGGTGTAGGGATTGCTGACGATACAACAACAAATGCAACCCGTTACATTACATTTAGTGAGGTAACAACTGGTGTTGATACTGAGTTAAATGTGTCATCAACCAAACTGCAATTTAACCCATCAACCGGTGTTTTTACGACCACGGGCGTAAATCTAACTGGACTGACAGCATCAAATGCGGTTGCAACCGATGCGTCAAAAAACCTTGTATCAGTAGCCAATACCGGAACCGGTAATAATGTGCTGGCCACCAGCCCGACTTTAGTAACACCAATCTTAGGCATTCCAAGTAGCGGAACTTTGACAAGCTGTACTGGTCTACCATTAACCACGGGTGTCACTGGTACACTAGGTGTTGCTAATGGTGGTACAGGACTTGCTACTCTTACAGCTAATAATGTGTTGTTAGGCAATGGTACAAGTAATGTGGCGTTTGTAGCTCCTGGCACCGTTGGTAATGTGTTAACTTCAAATGGCACAACATGGATTTCTTCTGCTGGTGGGGGTGGCGGTACAACAATTCCTGCTGGCACAGTTATATTGTTTTATCAAGCAACAGCACCAACGGGTTTTACACAAGTTACTACTCAAAACAATAAAGCATTAAGAGTGGTATCAGGTACAGGTGGTGGAACAGGCGGTTCTGTTGTGTTTACAACTGCTTTTGCAAGTCAAGCGGTTAGCGGTTCAGTAGGAACAAGCGGAGCAACAACTCTTAGTACTAGCGAAATACCTAGTCATACGCATACTGTACCATTGTCTAGTAATGCTTGTGATGGTGGATCTTTCCCTCTTTCTTTTAACGCAGGTGGTTATAACCCTTCATCTGGCGCAACAGGTGGTGGCGGTTCACATACTCACACAGGCGGTACATTTACAGGTACAGCAATTAACCTAGCGGTTCAATACATTGATATTATTCTTGCGAGTAAAGACTAATGCAGATTGAATCAAAAGCAAATTGCCCATTAGATGGGTTCAAACCTTGTAGACAATTAGAGTGCGCTTGGTTTATAAAAATTGCTGGAACTAATCCTAATACTGGAAAAGAAGTTGAGGAATGGGGTTGCTCAATGGCTTGGATGCCAATGCTAATGATTGAAAATAGTCAGCAACAAAGAAGCACAAGTGCAGCAGTTGAATCATTCCGTAACGAAATGGTTAAAAATAACGAAGTTGGACAACGTGTTTTACTAGCCGCTGCTGGTGTTCCACAGCAAGTACAAACAATGATTTTGGAGAATTAAATGCAACTTACTATTATTCCTAGCGATGACGCTGTTTATGTAGATGGTTTAATGAAAGCGTATGTACCTTTACCATTAGACTTAACTCAATGCGGCATTCCATCAGATGTTCATGCCTTGCAATGGAAAGACACCGCTGGATGGATTGAATTTAAAGACAATCCTGACGGGTCAAAGCCGTTAAACGAACCTATTACAGAATTGCCATCATGGGCTAATGCTTGTATAGATGTTTGGAATAACTGGACACCTTATGTTGAACCTTATGTTGAATTAATTTTACCTAATTCTCAACAACCAAATACAACTGGAACACAAACTGCATAATGCCTGCTCCAGCAAACCTAAGACATAGCTTTACTTATGACGGAGCGCAGTTAAATGTGTATCACGCAGACAAAGGACAAGGTTTACCTAGCCACAGTCATATTTTTTCCCACGCAACAATATGTAATGCTGGGTCATGTTTAGTAAGTCTTGAAGGAAGAAGTTACACAATGACTAAAGATAGTCAGCCTTTAAATCTTCCTGCTGTCGAATGGCATGAAGTCGAAGCATTAGAAGATGGTACGGTATTTGTAAATATATTTGCCGAGGGAAAAAGATAATGAAACAATTGGTCATACATACGACAGTCAACGAGATGTTTTTATTCCATTACAACCATTCCCAAGTTGGACAATTAGTGAAGAAACCTGTTTATGGGAATCTCCAGTTTTGTATCCCACAGATGAAAAATTATATCAATGGGATGAGGCAACAATCTCTTGGGTAGAAATAAATGATTAATTATGAAATAAAAATACTAGAAACCGTAATTAAATACGGGGAGCTAAAATCGGTTAAATATTGGTGCAAAGCAACAGATAATCAAAATTCTGTTGAAACTGAGGGTAATTGGAAAATGGTTACTCCGCACCTCATAGATAACGACACAACCGAACACCAGGTTTTGCATTGGATTGATTTAGATGCTACCCAAGATGACAAACATCTTATAAAATACAGATTACAAGAGCAACTGGATGCGCTAAGTTCAGCAGCAACAACTAAGCCGCCCTGGGCCGTGGACACATTTAAGGTGACGATATGACACAACCAATCGACATCATCTCTCGCGCCCTAAAGGATATTGGGGCTCTGGAGGCTGGTGAAACCCCCGCGCCTGCGGATGCGCAAGATGCATTTGATATGCTCAATGATATGTGCGACCAATGGTCGAATGAGCAGATGATGGTCTTTTACAAGACTGAGATTATATTTACCCTTACATC